CATGGAAGGGCAAATCTGGCGCTGACATTATGTCTTGGAACGACGTTCTGGTACGCAAAAACCTTAAAGCGTTTACTAGCGGCAAAAAGATAAAAGATTCGGGACTTGGTTTTAGACAAAACCTTGGCACCTTCGGTATCAGATGGCTTGGGCCACAAGCAACTGCTTTAGATTTCCTTGCTAAAGGCACAATGGGCAATAACTTAACTAATCGCTTTGGCTCACCATCTCGTATTATTTACAAGGCTTATGAATCTTCACAAGCCAAGGTGCAAGCCGACGTTAAAGAACTTGTAAACAAAGTAATGAAAATGACTAACAGTGCAATGAGAATTAAATGAGCGTAATCCTTAACATCGTCTCAGAATTTGACGCCAAGGGACTAAAACAAGCCCAGTACCAATTCAAGCAACTGGAAAAGACCAGCGACAAAGTTGCATTTGCAATGAAAAAGAGTCTTATTCCTGCTACTGCAGCCTTGACAACTTTAGGCGCTGCCGCTTTTAAAGCCTCTAAAATGGCCAGTGACCTTAACGAAGAGACCAGCAAAGCCAACCAAATCTTTGGTGACGCCAGCCAATCCATTGTTGATTTTAGTAATACAGCATCGACGAAACTAGGCCAATCTAAAACTGAGGCCCTTAAAGCAGCAGGAACTTTTGGTGTCCTTGGTAAAGCAGCAGGATTGACCGGCACTGACCTTACGGCAATGTCTATCCAGTTCAGTCAATTGGCAAGCGACTTGGCTTCGTTTAATAACACCAGCCCAGAAGATGCTGTGTTGGCTCTTGGCGCTGGCTTGCGTGGCGAGGCTGAACCTCTAAGGCGCTATGGCGTGTTGCTAGACGACATGACTTTGCGTACTAAAGCAGTAGAACTACAACTAATAAAAACTACCAAAGAGGCATTAACCCCAGCAAATAAGAGCCTTGCCGCTCAGGCAGTGATTCTTGAGAAAACAGCCTTGCAACAGGGCAACTTTGCTTTGACTTCTAAAGATGCAGCCAACCAGCAGCGTATTTTAACTGCCAGACTTAAAGACGCTCAAACCCAAATTGGTATTCTTTTTCTGCCAATCCTAAAAGAGACCACAACAAAACTGAGCGAGTACGCAGGCGTTTTAATTCAAGTAACGCAGAACACCGACAAAGCACAATCGTCAAGTGCTAAATGGTTTGGCCGCTTAAAATCTGGCCTTGGAATACTTACCCAATTTTTATTTAAAGACAATGCTTTAGTTAAACTTATAAAAGAAGGAGACAAAGCAGTCTCCGAAAGAGCCAAAGCAACCGCTCAACTAAGTCAAGTAACCGGACGTGTCACTAACAAACTTAAAGAAAACGCTGCCTTTGAAGGTTTGCTTAAAAAGAACACAGACTTAACGACAACTTCAACAGACAAATCCACAGCCGCTGCAAAGAAAAAAGCCGAAGCCTTAGCCAAAGCCAAAGAGGCGACCGCCAAACTAAAAGCACAAATAGATGAACTTGCTGATGCTTTGCGTGAAAGACTTAACGTCAAACTTGAAGATGCTAAAGACAAACTTCAAACCGCACAAAATGCGTTTGATAATTTTGGCAAAAGCGTAGGTGACGCCATTATTAGTTCTTTTAATTTTGGCAGCGCTCAATCTGAAATTGCTGGCAACGCTGCTGAAGTTAAAAGCGCATTGCAAAAGCAGTCTGAAGCACAAGACAAAGTTAATAAAGCACAAGCCGATTTCAACTTTTTCAAACGTGATGATTATGCGGCTATTCTTGCTGAAGCCATGGGCGAACTGGCCGTTGCTACTGGTGAAGTAAGTGCTTTGCAAGCAAAACCGATGACTTTCTTTGACGCTCTTGGAAAACAGGCTGACAAGGCTAAAAAGTTTAATGAATTAGTAAGCAGACTGATGGCTGCCGACCTAAACGAAACGGCTTTGCAACAGGTTCTAGCAGCAGGAGTAGATGGCGGCACAGCAATCGCTGAGTCAATCCTTGAATCTGCTGACGGCGTTCTCAGGGCCAATGACCTTACTTCTGCTATGCAAAAACTTGCTGACGATATGGGTAAGCGAGCAGCGACAAAGTATTACAAAGCAGGCGTAGATTCAGCAACTAACTTTCTTAAAGGTGTACAAGACACTATTGCTAAGACTGAAATTGTGCTTGCTAATCCAAATTTAACGGCAACAGACATAGCCCTTGCCGAAGCAGGTGTATTTAGTCCAGCAGATTTTGAATCTATTATGGGCAATCTTGGAAATCTAAACTTTGGCCTTCCTTTTAATGTTGGCGGTATAGGAATCCCAACGATGATGGCTGACGGCGGTGTAGTCCGAAAGGCTACAAACATTGTGGCAGGCGAGTCCGGGCCCGAGGCCATAATTCCTCTAGACAAGATGGCGTCTATGGGTTTTGGTGGCAACAATGGTGGCATCACAATCAACGTCAATGGTGCAGACCCACAAGCCGTAGTTGATGCGCTTCGTCGTTACCAACGCCAAAACGGTTTTGTACCTATAACGGTTGGTGTCTAATGCCATCGTGGGATTGGCGTGTCTCTTTCGCTACCTCAACTACTTATACGACTCTGCCGAGTGTTCAGCAAATCTCTATTTTTAATGGTCGTAGGCGACAGATTGACGATTATGGCGTTGACAGCCTGACTGTTGAAAGCCTGTTTCCTTCTAATTGGACAGTGACTCCTCAACTTGGCGACAAGATTCTTGCGTGGGTTTACACCAACCAATACCCTTCTTACCCGACTTACAACTATTGGAAGATGTTTCAAGGCCGCATCACAGATGTAAGCATTCGTTATGGAATGGTAGCCAATCAAGATTTAGTGACAATTACTGCTGAAGGATTACAGGCTGACATAGGTAGAGCGCAAATAAATAATTATTTAGTAAGTACGGCCAACATTGGTACGCAAGTTTTTGACATTGCAAACTCTTTGGGAATTAGCCTCGGAAGCACGAGTACTATGTCCACTGGCGTTGCGCAGACATACACAGGGAACCTAAAAGGTTTTGTAGATACTGCTGTACGCACCGAGCAAGGCAGGCTTCGTTCTACACCCACAGGCCCTACCACTCTTGACATGGGAACTCTTAACTTTGTGGGCCGTGGTGCGTTAATTACTGGTCTGGCTGTCACGCCTGAATGGAGTGACGGCACACTCACCAGCGCTACTAACTATAAGTATTCAGACGTCAAACTTAAAAGCACTTCCGAAGATTATTACAACTCGGTAACGGTGCAGCCCTTAGGGTTTTCGCCCCAAACCAGCACCAGTGGCGTTGCACCCGTTTACTCTTACCTTGCCGACAGTTACGATTTCAGTGCTTCGCAGGCTTTGTCGCTTGCTCAGTATCTTCGTTTCAAATATGAGACCACTACCAGCACTCCAAGGGAATTGGGTTTCACAATCAGCCAGCAATCCAGAGCAGATGCCGTGTACTTTCTCAATCTTGTAAGCGCCTTCCTTGGCCTTGAAATTAACATTGTGTTGCGTGGTGTCCGGTACTACTGCATCATTGAAGGCGTCAATATTCAGGCCACCCCTGATGACACAAGGATTTTGTTTTATGTCTCTAGTAACGAGACTAATGACTATCTCATTCTTAACAATGCCGTGTATGGCAAACTAGATAACAACAGATTAGGATTTTAACTATGGCTATAAAGACTTTTACTACGGGTGAGGTGCTGACGGCTGCCGATACGAATACGTATCTGGCGAACTCAGGACTGGTGTTTGTCAAGTCACAAACTATTGGTTCGGGAGTTTCAAGTGTTACCGTGACCGACGCTTTTAGCGCGACCTATGACAACTACAGGGTTTTTGTCGCTCCCAACGACAACAGCGCAGGTGTCAAATTAAGAATGTCATTTTCAGGTATTACTTCGAATTCTTATTACACAATAGGAGAAGTCTTGGCTTGGGCTACTTCAATCACAAACAACATTCCTGCTGCCGCTGCATCATGGGAAATTGGAGAATCGTACCCTGGCTTTCAATCAACTAGCGAAGTTGAAATTTACAACCCATTTAGAAGCGATGCCAGAACATTTGGAACTTCAAATATGCCAGCGCCTGGAGTCGCTACAAGAAATAGTCATCAAGTTACTTCATCTGCTTCTGTGACTGCTTTGGTTGTTTCTCCTGCTTCGGGAACCCTTACAGGTGGCACTATTACCATTTACGGATACCGAAAGGGCTAAACCATGACACGACCAAACATACAAATAGACGACGAAGTGCGTGAAATGACGCAAGAAGAATACGAAGCACTACTAGCAACAGGCTGGACATTAGAAGGCACAGATGAAACGCCTACTGCTGATTAGCGCCACCCTCCTAGCCCTCACAGGCTGCGCAGACCGTTTCCGCTACCCATGCCAAGACCCAGCCAACACCAACAAAACAGAATGCCAATGCAACCAAGAGCCACGCACTAAAAACAAGGCTTTAGGCGCTGTTGAATCGGCAATGACCACTACCACACTTAAAGAAATACTTGGGTTTGACTGCTAATGAAATTACGACCACGACTTACTAATGAAGAAATAAAAGCACGTTTAATTCTTGCCGTAGGTATCGGGCTAACCGTTGTCTTTGTCATGTCAATCGGCTTCATGCTCTACGGCCTGCAATTTGTGACGCAACCTAGGGTGATGAGCGAGGCTGACCAAGAGGCTTATTCCGTACTTTCACCACTGCTCATGTCCCTCTCAGGTGGATTGCTAGGAATGCTCGCCGCCAACGGACTCAAAGACAAGGAACCACCAAAATCATGAAAACCACCGTTTACACAGTAGGCGCAACCACACCCGTGCTAATACACAGCACCAGTTTTGGCAGCCAAACCATCTACATTCAGGCCACCACACACGACATCCATTTAGGTGGCTCTAATGTCTCAACCGCTCAAGGTCTTGATGTGCCCAAGAACGGTTTCACACAAGTATTTCTTGACGAGCAAGAAACCCTTTACGCCTTAGCCGCTACCGGAACGGCGACAGTTAAAGTGCTGTCCCCATCTAACTCATAATGGCTGTCAGACCGTACAGGTACTACCCAGCATGGGATGGCAAAACCACCCAGCCGATTACAGCCAAGTGCCTAGACCTATGCACAAAGCGCTGGAAAGTTACCAACCTTGGCACCTATGTCAATCGCCCTATGCGAGACAAGCCAAACCTGAGCACTCACGCAACTGGCTACGCCATGGACATTGGCCACAGTGATATCAAAGTGCTTGAAGCCATCTGGACATTTTTCGTCACTAACTCCCTAGCCCTAAAAGTTCAGGAAGTGCATTTCTACAAGATGCCCGGCACAAAGTATGGTGCTGGCTACCGTTGCTCTCGTGGAGAAGGCATGGCAGGGGTCGTCAAGTACAAGACCAAGGAAGAATCGGCTGGCACAGGTGGGATGTGGATACATTTGGAACTGGAAAAGCAAGATTTGGAACATTTTGAGGCTGAATACAGAAAGTTAAAGCCAGCCTGACAAGGACTCCCAGCCACTGTTTGAGCGGTGCTGGGGCTAGGTGGGGGGCGGTAGTTTGTTTCCATTGGCGAAATCCCCCACCGACTTCTCAAATTGTGTATAGTAAATCCAAGCCACTCAAATGGCTCTTAACAAAGGAAACAAAATGTCACGCATGAAGGATTACCTCTTAGAGGATTTACCACTGTTCAGGGCCACAGACCCAGACACATCACGCCAGATAAAGCCCATCAGGATTAACAGCCACCGTGGCATCCTGCTTGCCATCTATGCCGGCAACATCAGCGGCCTAACAGACGAGGAAGCAGCAGAAATAGCAGCCTCACGAGGTCACATCATAAACGGCTACTGGAAGCGCTGTGCCGATTTACGCAACCAAGGACTTATCCACGACTTAGGCGTCCGTAAGACCCTTAAAACGGGCTCTCATGGCATGGTGTGTGCCGTTACGCGCTTTGGTCTTGACATTGCGACGGGTTGTTATGACTGACACACAGTTTATATACAGTTTTATAATGGGATGGGTTGGCTGCTGGCTTTGGCTTAAAATGATGGCTAACAGACCATGATTCCCACATGGGGGTACCGCCAGTTAGTCTCTAAGGACAAGTTATTGCTCGTCCAAATTTTTACGGATTTGGAAACAGGGGAACACCTGAGAACTACCGTCTCGCAACGTGCGTGGCCGTTCTTAGATTGGTCGCCGCCTACCGAAGTAGAAGAGAACTGAAACGCATCATGGCATTAGCCCTATTCGCTGTCCTATCCGTACCAGCCCACGCAAGTGCGGCCCCTAATTCATGCCCTAAATGGGAACCACTGCTTAGGAAACATTTTCCAGCCAAAGTTGTCCCTGTAATGAGCAAAATCGCTTATCGAGAAAGTCGCTGCACTGAACGTGCCCTTTCGCCAGTGCGCAAATCTACAGGCCGCCCAGATGTGGGTTTGCTACAGATTCAAGGCTCATGGGCTACTGTGACACGGGCTGTCTGTAAGAAACAAGATGTAGTCAAAGCACTGCTAAATGCAGAGTGCAATGTCAAGGTGGCCGGCTACTTATATCGCAATGGCGGCTTAGGTCACTGGCGAGCAACATCAGGAAAATAACAAAGGAAACAAATGGAAACATCTACAGGCGAACTAATTGCCAAACTAACTAATTTAAGCCACAATTTGGCTTTAGAACTACGCTTCAAAGAATCAAGCCTTGTACTAGAGGCTGTGGGTGCGCTTCATGCCATCCCATCGTTGGCCGAAAAGTTGCGAGATTCCTGGCACCCATCACTTAATACCAGTGGCCCTTCCAAAGGCTTTTCATATCTTTCGAGCGTTCAGTTGGCTGACGATGAGTCTTGAGTACACCCACAACGATGACGTAGCAGACATGATTTACGCCAAAGAGCAGGAAATAAAATTCCTTAAAGAGGCACTGCTACGCATTGAGACAGAGTTAAACCGCATTACAAATGAGCACGCCCGTGGCCAGTTTTAATCTTGACGATTACGAGCCCGTTGCCAGTCGGGTATCTAAGTTCTATGACGCCCACCCTGACGGTCGCATCATCACAGACCTAGTGCATTACTTGTCAGACGTTGCAGTGTTTAAGGCAGAGATATGGGTAGGGGATGTTCTTGTGTCCACAGGCTGGGAAGAGGAGGTGCGTAATTCCTCGCACATAAATAAAACTTCTCACCTGGCTAACGCCGAAACAGGGGCCGTTGGTCGTGGACTCGCTAACTACAACCTTGCCGGCAGCGACCCATCGAAGCGTCCAAGTAGGGAAGAGATGGGCAAAGTCCAGCGCATGACCCCATCAGGTGACGGCACGATTACAGAGAACAGTAACCTTGCTACAGAGAAACAGCAAAACATGATTAGGGCCGTATGCAAATCCAGGGGCCTTGTGCCACCGCACAACCTCCAAAGTTTTAGCCGTCGAGAGGCTTCGGCCTATATTGACACCCTCAAAAATGGTGAACAGCCGGCACCAACGTACAACTCAACAGAGGAACCGTTTTAAGTGTTAGACCTTTTCAGCCTCATCATCATGCTTAGTGCAGTGTTCATGTGCGGCTTCATGCTGGGCAAAGACAAACGATGAACGACATAAGCGAGCAAGCATTTCTGCAGCAGATAAAAGCCCTGGCATACGTCCATCATTGGACTGTCCATCACTCTCAGCCGTCCATGACTAAGACAGGCAGATACATAACTACTGGCAGCCCTGGATTCTTTGACTTAGTGCTTGCACATGAGCAGCGTGGTCTTATCTTTGCCGAACTAAAAACACGCACAGGGAAAGCCAGCGAGGCCCAACTAACTTGGATGCGCATAGTGCACCCTCATGCTGAGGTTTATCTATGGCGGCCAGAGGACATAGACTTCATTACTAAGCGCTTAGCGTCATGCTGATAGTGGCCTGGTACGCCCTGCTACTCTCCATTGGCATTGCCATTATCCAAGGCTTACGCAAGTAACACCCTCTTACAACTGAATACGACCAAGGGCCACATAGGGGATTGCACTCTGTTGGTATGCACACTACGGAAGTAGGGTCGAGCAGTGCGCCCCATTACCTGTGATGACTAACGTGAATGGCCGTGGGTGTCAGTCACTGTGCAGCGTTCCCTAACGACACAAAAGGCGAATGGTGTTCCACCCTAAACAGTCCGGCAGCCAACAGCACACTGCTGTGAAATGTGGGGGGCACAAACCTCAGACCTGAGTAGCACACAAGAGAGCAACCGCAGCGAAGCAAGGGCGGTAGTAACATCAGGCTTATGACATCCCCATACAACGACCCCATATACAAAGCAAACAGACGCCAAATACTGAGCGACGGCAAAGCCACCATCTGTGCACTGTGCGGCAAGCCAGGAGCCAACACAGCAGACCACATAGTCAGCCTCATGTTTGGAGGCGACAACAGCATTGACAACCTGCAACCTGCCCATCAGTCATGCAACTCACGCAAAGGTGCAGCACAGCAAAACAAACGAGCAGCCGCACAAAACCTAAGCCGTTCACAGACAAACGCACCACCGATTACGCAAGAACCAGCAAAAAACAAAAACATGGATTTTTTTACGGAGAACCGACAAAC